AAGGCACTTTAAAATCCACATAACTATTGTTACCTGCTATCTCAATTCCCGTGTTACCACTTCTATGGTTACCATTTATATCGACTGGTCGCAACTCGAATCCGTCAACAGTCCAAGACATTTTCTGATAGTTTGTATCTCCACTTGAACCCAAGAAGTACTTAGGTTGCATTTGAAAGTAACCGTTGCCTGATAATTGTACTTTAGTAGGGTCTGCATAAAATGCACCACCGCTCGAACCCAACGCAATTCGATTGCTATTTAATTCTAACCGTTTATCACTAGAAATTCCATCATTTTCAGCAAAGTTGATACCACTTTCGCTGTATTCCATGTAAGAACCGTTGGCACTTACTGCACCTGTTGACTTGTTAACATCATGATAATCAATTCTCAGTTTACCATCTGATAAGGTTGTCGTACCAGTTCGATTAAGTTCGCTTGTATATGGACGATTAAATGTATTGGTAAACACGCTACCCGTAATTGTACCTGCTGTAACGTTCCCTAGCGTAGCACTTAAAGCACTCAAACTATTGACATTGATAGCGTCTTGTGTGAATTGATTTTTTACCCATGCTCCTGATAAATAGTGATACACACTTGTTATACGTCTGTCACTTGATGAAACCGTTTTGAACCAAGTAGAGCCGTTTTCAATGCTTCCCGTAGGCGCTGTTGGTTGTAAGTAGGCTATACCCATTGTACCCCTTGCACCAGTTTCCCCCATCTTGGCAACGCTGAAAAATGTAGTACTTGAGCCATTCGTGTACTTCATTACTGTTCTAGTCCAAAGGAATTGCCCGTTCGGTACGCTAGGAATACTTGTACCCCAACTTGTAGGCTGAGTTGTTCCACTCGTTGAAACGCCATAAGAAATGGTTGTTGTTGCTATACCGTTTCCCGTATCGCCTTTATCGCCTTTATCCCCTTTAATCAAAGCCCATGCATAATCGCTCGGGTTAGTGCTTTCTGTCGGGGTTGTTTTGTTGTATGCTAAACCAATGTATTTTTTACCCGTGGGATTGTCGGACAAACCCCCACCCGTTGACGTGTCAGCATATTTTACCCATGTATAGTAGGTTTTTCCATCTTCACCCTTTGTTCCGTTTTCGCCTTGGATAAGTGACCAAGTGTAATCGCTAGGGTCACTGCTTTCCGTTGATACGGTCTTATTATAAGCAAGTCCAATGTACTTTTTACCGTCAGGCGTTTCACTCATACCATTTCCGTTTGCGTCATCGGCGTATTTTAACCAAGTATAAAGGCTTCGTCCGTCCGCGCCTTTAGCACCTTGGATACCCTGTTCGCCTTTATCGCCTTTCTTGGAAACACTATAAGAAACCGTATTCGTTCCGTTGGTGTAGTAAATGATTGTTCTCGTCCAAAGATATTTATTGTCTTGTAAAGTCGGTATAGTGGTTGTCCATGCTGTTGTAGGGGCTGTTGTTCCACTATCGCCCAAAGCGTATTGAACATTGGAAGTTTGCACTCCTACACCGTTAGCACCGTCAGTACCATTATTGCCCTTAATCAGCGACCAATTGTAATCGTCAGGGTTATTCGATGGTTCGGGTGTGCTCATGTTATAAGCGATACCTAAATAGTTTTTGCCTTCGGGATATTCGCTTATTCCGTTCCCTTCCCTATCGTCGGCATATCGTAACCAAACATAATTAGATTTGTTATCTTGTATTTGATTTCTAAGGTTTAGTAACTCTTGAGAAACCATGCTCGGTTGTATAGCGTAGTTACCTAGAATGTACTCCGTTTTATCATTGTCAACGTAAGATACTTTCATTTGTAAAACTCGTGCTTTTAAATAAATAGGTTCGGGCGTTTTATGTGTGGCTATCATAATTGTATCGCCTAGTTTAGCGTTCATTTCTCGGCCACTTGCACTAAACGCAACCGTAGGTGTATCATGTTGTTTTAAATACGTTAAGGCACGATTAAACAACTCTTGTGGGCTTTCTGTATCATATTCAAAGTTGCCCAAAATGTAGCCCCAACGCTCATCATTACTAAAACGACTATATGACCATTCAGAATGTGCTTTTCTGTTCTTGATGTATTGACTACCTTTAGTTGTGTAGTAGGTTCCGTCATCGTAAACGATACTCGATATATCAACGACTGTTCCATTGTCTAATTCTTTACCCCGTGGGAATACTGCTGTAATTAAATCAACGATACTTGTTTCATTTGTTAACTCTTTCAAATTGTAATCGTCAATTAAAAATGTTTGAGAAATATCTGAACCCAATTTTTTCACAATGTCAAGCTGTAAATTCAAAACGGGCAATGTTGTGTTATTGTTAGCTAACTTAGCGTAAAGTCGGTATTCTCCCCCATCAAATGCGTTAACAGTTGTTATTAAACGCTGTAATAGTTTAGTTTCCTTACTGTCATTAGAAATAACACGTTTTAAATTAGATAGCTCGTTTATCCCTAATTTAATAGGACTATCGAACAATGGTTGCCCTGCTTGCGTTAGATACCATTCTAGCGATTTTTGTTCGCTCGGCGCTGTAAATGGTTGTGCGCTTTCGTTATTTAAATCCATACCACCATTTTCAGCATAAACGGTCATACGAACATTATTTATATCGGTTGTAACCTTTCTAATTGTGAAGTCGTGAACAAAGCCTTCTTTATCTCTTAAAATAACATGATTACCAACTACCATATATTTTGCCAATTCGTGGTTGATTAAACAATCAAATTGATAGTAACTCGAAGGCGTGTCAACTGAAATAAAATGCTCATCGTTAGCGATAAAATTACTATCTTCATTTGTGAATTGTGCTAACATTACATAATCTTTGTTCGAGATAGTCCATGTTTGAGCCATTCTCTTAATCACTCCTTTATATTTCATACTTAATATTATAACACAAATAAAGGTAGACTGTAAAAGCCCACCCAAAGAATTTTATAAATATTTTTGCCGATATGAAACAGTGATATTCGGCATTGTAGCAAAGTTTGAAACCCCAAAATATACCTTACTTGTTCCCGTTGGAATAACAATAGGTTGTGAACCAATATCTCGCATAACATTATTCGGCGTGCCGTTTATTCGGGTTTCGTTCTTACTACTATCTAGTTCCCAAACCGAACCGTTGTAAAAAAAGTTCGGAACATCTTCGGTATAATTTACGTTATCTTTAATAAAAATCATATCGGTAATGTATCGATGTGTCAGCATATTGGCATTATTCAGTGGCGCTTTTCGCCCGATAAATACTGATATATGTTTACAAGGTACATCTTTGAAGTTATTGCTTGTAAAGCTAACGCTTCCGGTCGGATAATTAACCGTGAAATCAGCGCCTTTTTTTTCGATGGAATAACCGTAAAGTTTAGCATTGGTCAAGTTATTCCAATAAGTAGGTTGAAAAGGTATATTTCTAACTTCCTTGAACAAGTTGCTTGAATAGCTAGGGTCTGTTGAGTAATATTTGATAATCATGTTAGCATTGTTATTGTTGATAGTATCTTTCACAAATTCGATACTAGCCATCGTATTGTTGTTCCCGTCTAGACAAGATACTTGTATATAAGATGCTTGTGTGATGAAACCTGTTTCAAACCATAACGCGAATAAAAGTCTAAAATTTACAGCGCCTTTTGCACCTTGCGAATCCGCGGGTATTTCCCAACTCAACCCCGTCCCTTGATATTCTTGTGCCCCCGTTACATTGTCATTAAAGTTATTTTGAATAGTCAATACGTTCATTGCTTTCATGTGTATAATACCTTGACCATTCGGTTGCGTTGCATAGTCGGTTGCCGGCATATGTTTAATATAAGGTTGTTGATTTAAAGCGTAAAAATTCTGATAAGCTTTACCCAAATAGGCATTGCTATTTACCCGTGGCGTTACCCCTGATATAGTGGTTGTCCCACCTTGCCAATGGTTAGCATTTAATAACGTTTCTGAACGTGTTCTACTTGCCAAATCGTTCTCATAAGGGTTCCCTTGCTGAAAATATCTATCGTCAGTCACAACCCCGATAAAGCCATTATCAGATAACATTTCAGCCCGAACATCTAAAAACGTGGGCGCTGTTCCTTCATTGGTAACTTCAATAAAGTTTTGTCCCGTTGGTAGTGTCTTGGTCTTTGCGTTTACGTCATACTTGTAAGGGTCAAGACAAGTGAACAACATTGTACCCGTAAGCATAAGCGTTCCTTCTGTTACATTTTCCATTTGTACAAAGGTCGCATTGAAATATTTGTCGTTTTCGTCAGCAAAAATCAGCCTTGCATTATCCTTTTTCAGCAACTTGTTTAGTTGAGTAAATTTATTCATCAAGTCATTAGGTGTTTTCGCCTTCAATTGAAAAGTAATAGCAATATCTCTTTTTGCAACCCTTGAATAGTTATAAAATTCTCCGTCAGCTTGTCCGATAACTTCACTATTTATTTCTTTTTGAAAGCTTTCTCGCCCCGTCACTTTCAAGGTCTTATAACCTTCGATAACGTTTTCAAAGTATACTCCGTCATAAGTAAAACTTTCGCTTGAAAGCTTGTTGTCGGTCTTTGATTGGTTTATATCCCTAAATTGATACAAGTAAAATCACTCCTTTAGTCAACGGGTTGAAAATTATCACAACCCGTTGAAAGTATTTTAATATCCATATAACCTATTATTACGTTGATTGATCAAGTCTAACTCCGTTTGTGCATACGGGGCGCTTGCTCGGGCTATCTCTTTACCATCTAGTGTAACAACTGTTTGAATTACCGTGTTATTACTTCCTAAAGCGCCTTTAAAGGTCTGCCCTTTGAATTGACTAGAAATATCAGATTGCATTGAAAGCGTACCGATATTGTCTAATTGTGGAAAAGTTGTCAGATAGTCCATAGCCCTTGTAACTGCCTTTTTACCGTTGTAAATACCTTCTGAAATAGTACCTCCAAAATTCAACTTGTTCAAATCTCGTAAAGGTCCTTCTTTAGCTGGCGAAAACGGTAAAAATCGGCGTATTTTTGAAGTCACACTACTGATTGCATTTTCAACAGTATGAACAGCGCTTCTAATACCGTTCGCTATTTGTTGCACGATTTTAGCACCACTATTGAATAATGTTTGCCCAAACGAACCAATGGTGTTCGCAATTTTACTAGGCATAGCTCGGAAGAATGAAATAATGTTGCTTATTCCACCTTGAACAATCGAACCAAACGCTTGCATGGCACCACTAAACATTGACTTTATCATGTTCCAACCACTAGAAACAATGTTTTTTACACCGTCAAAGGCTTTGCGCCAATTGCCTGTAAATACCCCAACAAATACTTGAATAATACCTGT